CTAACTCTTCAGAGTGACGCGGGTGGCTGGTACAGTACCCAGTCATGTCAATGGACAAATCGCAACTCGGCGATAGGCGCGGACGCGACGGCTGGTACGTTGTCCCGCTCGCCGAGGATCTGTCATTACGCGAGATTGTCGCCAAGGGAGCGAAAGACGGGACATTTGAGATCTCGACGTTGACCGATCAGCAACTGGACTTGGTGCTGAAAGAGGCGTGGGCAGCTACCCGTCGACCATCGCAGGAGAAACCGACATGGGATTGGACGGTCTGGTATATCCAAGCAGGTCGTGGTGCAGGCAAGACCCGTACCGGTTCTGAAACGATCTGCGAGTGGGCCGAGGAACATGGGCCAGGGTTTCGGGGTGCGTGTGTCGGCCCGACGTTGGCTGACGTTCGTTTGGTGATGTTCGAGGGCGAGTCGGGAATCCTGAGTCGGATTCCGAAGGAGTTGCTGGCGACAGGGGATCTGGGTAAGGACTGGAACCGTGCGACTGTCGAACTGTTCTTGAAGGACGGCGGAAAACTTCAGGGCTATTCGTCTGAGGTTGCATCTCGGTTGCGTGGCCCGCAGCACCACAAGGCGTGGGCCGATGAGTTAGCGGCATGGGATGATGCGACGCTTGGCCCGATGAACGACACGACGTGGTTCCACATGATGGCGGGTCTGCGTCTCCGATCATTGGCCGGTCACCCCCAGGTAGTGGTGACAACCACACCAAAACCGAATGCGTTAGTGAAGTGGTTGGGTGGCGACAAATGCACATTGAAGGTCGCCCGATATCGCGGGTCGTCTCACGCCAACCTGTTGAATCTGTCAGAAGCGTTCATTGACTCGGTTATCAAACCGGCCCAGGGCACACGAATGGGCCAACAGGAAATTGATGCGTTGGTGGTCGAGGACTTCGGAGATGTATTTGATCTGGAGAATCTTGACATTGTGGCCCGTGTCCCACGAGACAAGAAAGGGCTGACGTACATCCGGTACTGGGACTTGGCGTCAACCGAACCGCACGAAGGGAACCGTGATCCAGACTGGACCGTCGGGACGTTGGCTGCTCTGGACACGCGCCGTCACGAAATGCACTACATCGTTGACTCCGAATGGTTCCGATTGCGACCGGGTAAACGTGACAAGAAGATCGCTGAAATTGCGGCAGCGGATCGTGACAGGTATGGGATCGTCACTCAGTGGATCGAGATTGATCCAGGTGGGGCGGGCGAAGCCCAACAACACCAGCTTCAACGGGAGTTGGATGGCGTGCAACCAGTGAAGGGGAACCGTCCTTCAGGGAAGAAGCATGTGCGTGCCGAGTTGGCTGTCTCCCCGATTGAACAGGGACGGGTAGCGATGGTCGAAGCCCCTTGGAACGGCGCAGCCATAGAACAAATGACGGAGATGACCACTGATGACACCCATTCCCACGACGACTTCGTTGACACGATCTCGGGACTGTTTTTCGTGCTCGGGAAACTGAAGACTCGATATAGGACGATGGGTCCGATCGGCACACCGAAAGAACCGAACACTCTAGGAAAGATCTGATGTCGCGTTACAAGAACGAAGGCCAACGATGCCTAGTCCCCGGTTGCGGTCGGGACGCTAGAACACGGGGCTGGTGCCGGATGCACTATCGGCGGTGGTTGAAGAACGGCCATCCAGGTGAACCGACACCTCGGATCGTGCATCAGAAACGCGATCCGGTTTGTACTGAACCGGATTGCGATAGACCCCATGACGCCCGCGGATATTGCAAGCGGTGTTACAAGAGGTATTGGCGTGGGGGCACCCAGTAATGGCGCATGGGAAATGTTCCGATTGTTATTGGGTGCGGATGGTCGCTATTGAAAGCGCGTACCTCCACGACGAACCCGATGACTGTCAAGGGATTCGGTTGGAATGCCACTTGAACCCGCCGACACCCACCGCCCAGAACGGTTTCGTGCAATCACTATGGCCCTTGGTCGCCGCTGATGATTTCTGTTCCCTGTATTTGCCGGTAGCGGTGACGCAAATTGTTGTTGAACCCGAACCTCCGATATGGGTTCGGGCTATTGAGAAAATCACGAGGAGAACTTTCTGATGGCTGATGGCGAACATATCCACCCGGCGTATGCGCCGAAGAAACACACGCACCCCGTGCCTGAGCACACGCATCCCCAATACGCGGAGAAGGTTCACGCTCACAACTATGCGCTCCAAACTTACGTTGACACCAGTGATGCCAAACTTGCATCGGCGATCGTTGCGCTTCAGAAACGTGTCGTAGATATCGAGGAATGGGCGAGCCAGGAACCCGACCCGCCTGTCGTTGAACCTCCGACTGAACCGGCAGACCCATCTCCGGTTGATGAACCTGTGACAGAACGTCGCGGCGTGTTGCAGTTGTCGGGGACAGTGATCGTGCCGCGACAGTCGACGGCCGTTCCGAAAGGGCGTGCCCCAGCGGCACCAAACAACATCTTCAACGATGGCCGTCCGTACGTTGGGCAAACAGAGATATATGCCAACGTGCCTCTGCCGATCTACTCGGCAGGGATGGACTGCGCGAAGTGGATGCGGTTCGTCGCGGACCAATACCTGCTCGGACAGATCAACGTCGTGTCCCCGGTATTCGAGGAGATCGCTGACGGGTGGGGCGCAATGAACGCTGACCTGTCGGTCACGCTTGGCAACATCACACAAGAATCAGGGAAAATATCGTTCGCGTGCAACGTGATGCCAGGCATCTTCTTCGCTTGCGCCGATGTCGGCTACGAACCGGCAGGGGTGGGCGACTGGGTTGACGTGTGCAAGTCTCGTCTCTCCGACAGGAACTGGCGTGCCAACCACAACTTCCGTCTGTCAGCGCTCGTCACATTGTGTGCGGCGCTCTCAGCGAGGGCCGGTGGGCCACTCGAATCGGAGATCGCTCAGATAGCAGGATGGGCCGACGATCACATCCGCCGCACCCTCAACGGTGACCACAACAAACTTGAGGTCGACCGAGAACGTTCCGTTCACTATCAGATGATCGAGATGCAAACCGCAGCGATGATCGAAGTGTGGTTGCAAACCCACGGGGCAGGGATCTCAGGTTCCACCCTTTCCGAGATCACCACCTACCTGGTTCACCTGTTCCGCTGGATGGATGGGGTGGTCGCAAAAAACCCGGTCCCAGGTTCCACGCCGCCGTACACGTACACGAACTCGTCTGGACCACACAAAGACATCGGCCCAATCTCGAAAGGGCTGTTCGGTCCTACTGTGGAATGGATGGGCCTGGCGGGCTGGACATCGAGACGTTCCCCATTCCCTAGCCAGCACACGGTGTATAAATACTACGGGAAGGTGCCCAAGTGAGCGACGAGGAGGAAGAATCCGAGACGTGGTGGGGGTTCGCTAACTGCCTCGGTGTTGACTCGGATCTCTTTTTCCCAGAGCGCGGTGCTTCGACCAAGGAGGCCAAAGAGGTCTGTCGCGGTTGCGTCGTTCGTGAGGACTGTCTCGAATATGCGCTCGATCACGGTGAGAAGTTCGGTATCTGGGGAGGGATGAGCGAGCGTGAACGTCGCCGTCTCCGTCGCCAGCGCGCCCTCGCCCGTCGAGCTGCGGCGGCAGCAGGACTGTCATGACCGTTTCCAACTTTTATGCTGACACATTCCTAGCCGACCTCGACGACCAGTCAGTCCAACTGTTATGGACTGACCCGCCGTTCGGCACAGGGGACCGGCAGACATTGCTCCGCACAGGGCAGTCATTTCAGGATGGGTCCGTTGGGCAAACCGTCGACATGATGGTTGACATGGCAGCGGAGATGCAATCGAAACTGACCCCAACGGGTGTGGTGGCGATCTGTTTGGACTATCGGGCTGTGCATCAGGTGATGGTTGAGATCGACGGGATTCTGAACTTTCGGGGGGAGATCATCTGGTCGTACGCGACGGGCGGTGTGTCGAAGTCGTGGTGGTCGAACAAACACAACACGATTCTGCTGTTCGACATCGACGGTGACGGCGAGTTCAACTACGACCAAGTGCCCACCGAGAAGCGGTTAGCCCCGAAAGGGGACTACACGCACCCGAAGAAAATCTCGTCGGTGTGGACGAAGACGATGTCAACGACGGACGTTGAGCGGAGCGGTTACCCGAATCAGAAACCTCTAGCGATCGTCGAACCATTCATTGAGGTTCACACCGACCCCGGCGATCTGGTCGTGGACCCGTTCTGTGGTTCAGGAACGGTCGCCGTCGCAGCACAGAACTTAGGCCGTCGGTTCGCCGTGAACGACCTGAACCCAGATGCCGTCAAGGTCACCAAGTCGAGGCTTGTAACGGAACCGTAATGTACTGTTGGGTGGATGCCTGCTCTCGCAAACGCCATCGCCGCGCTCATACTCGCGCTCACACCCATCAATTTCGACGACCCGACCACGACCCCCGAAGCGGCCGTCTGGTACGCCACACAACCCGACATCGCAGAGCGAATGGAGCACTGGGACGCTCTGGCCTGGTGCGAAACAAGGAACAGGAACATCTCCGACCGGAACGGGCGCGGTAATTTCCACGGCTTCTACCAGTTCCATCAGACATCGTGGGAAGCGGTCGGCGGGACGAAAAACCCGAAGGAATGGTCGCTTGTTGAACAGACGTTTCGTTCCGAACGTCTCTATACATTACAGGGACGTAACGCTTGGCCTGGGTGTAACCGGATGTACGCACCACTGTGGGGACTGGAACGTCTATCTTGGTGAGCGCAGCGTGGAGCAGCCTGGTAGCTCGTCTGGTTCATAACCAGAAGGTCGGCCGTTCAAATCGGCCCGCTGCCAGTTCTCCCATGAAAGGCCGTGATGGCAGCAGACAGCAAACGTGACGTTTCTCATCCGTTCAGCGTTCAGGGCGTCACAGGTCTGAAGCATTGGGCCGGGATGATCGACGAAGAATGGGAACCGACCCTGAAGGGTCCGAAGGGTGTCGCCGTCTACAGGGAGATGCGTGACAACGACCCGATCACTGGGTCTGTGTTGTTCGCGATGGAACACACGCTCCGAGGTGTCGAGTGGTACGTGACCCCGTTCTCAGACCCTGATGAAGATCCGACTGACGAGGACCAAGAAGTCGCCCAATTCGTTGAATCGTGTATGCACGACATGTCGATCACTTGGGCTGACTTCATCGCCGAAGTGTTGAGCAAACTGGTGTTCGGCTGGGCATACGCCGAGATCGTCTATAAGCGACGCGAGGGGTATAACTCCGACATTGTGTCCCGTCATGAGGACGGGAAAATCGGGTGGCGAACATTGTCTCCGCGGGCGCAAGAAACTTTGCTGCGTTGGCAGTTCGACGATAGCGGTGAACTGGTTGGCATGGTCCAGAACGACGGGAAACAGGGTGTCTTGATCCCGTTGAATGACGCTCTCCATTTCCGCACATCAAGCCACAAGCAGAACCCAGAGGGTCGCAGTTTGTTGCGTACGTCGTATTCGTCGTGGTGGACGAAGAAACGGATCGAACGGTTCGAGGCGATCGGTATTGAACGCGACCTGGCAGGTATCCCCTGTGTTGGCGTTCCACCTGAGTTGTTTGATTCCGATGCCGACGCTGACACGAAATCGTCGTTGGCGAATTGGCAAAAGATGGTTACGTCGTTGAAGAACGACGAACAGGCCGGGATTCTTTACCCGAAGACCTATGACGAGCAGGGGAACCCGCTGATTACAGTGGAACTGTTATCTGCCCCGTCAAGCCGGATGTACGACACCGGTTCGATCATTGAGCGGCTGTCGCGTTACCAGGCGATGACTGTGTTGCAGGACGTGATCCTGCTCGGTCATGAGTCCGTGGGTTCGCTCGCTTTGGCTGACACGAAAAAACGGCTCGCCCGCGCGTCGTTGAAGTCGCAGGCTGATGAGATTTCAGCGACACTAAATCAGTACGCGATCGCTGACTTGTTGAGACTCAACGGGATGCCCACCGACCGTCTACCGCGAATTGTGTCTGGCGAGATCGAAGAACGATCACTTGATACGTTCGCTTCGATGATGTCGGCGCTGGCGATCTCTGGCGTGATGCTCGACGATCTCGAAACACAGAATGAGATCCGCGGCATCCTCGGGTTGCGTCAGATCACTCAGGCAGATTTGGAGTCACGCGAAGAGTTCGAGCCATCGGTGGAAGACCCACAGTCGAACCTGGACCGTGATGAAGCCCTCATCGGATGATCTTGGAGCTGTAGAGGCCGACCTGTTAGCGATTGCCGATGCCGCCATTCCTCAGGTGGCCCGGTTGGTGAAGCGTGCTGTTAAACGCGTCCAGGCTCAAGTGGCTACTGAAACGGTCGTTGCGACACCCCTTTCGATGATCCCTGAGTTGTGGGATTGGGATGAGATGCTTCGGCTCTCTGTCGAGAAAGACGAAAACGACGACCCCGATTTTGATGCGGTCATCTTGGCGCTCATGGCAGCGGCTGCTTTGTTGGATGGCGGCACGTTGGATATAGAAGACCCGTTCTTGTTGACGCGTGTCGAACGCGACATCGGGAACATGGTCATTGGGATTCGGCGGGCGTCTAAGGCAGCGATCAGGCGGGCTGTTCTTCGGGCTGCTGCCGGGGACATCGGTGAGTCTGAACTGGTGCAAATCATCCGTCGCACAGTCGGGTTGACACCTCGTTCAGCGAACGCCGTCTTTAATTACCGTGAGGCGCTGGTGAGGTTGGCTGAGGGCCGTGGGACGGTGGCTGGGGTGCTACGGCGTTTCACTCTCGCTGAGGGCGTTACAGAGGGTCTGACGCGAGGGAAAATTGAACGTCTAGTGAAGGCTTATGGGGACCGTCTGTTGGATGAGCGGGCCATCGCCATCGCACGCACGGAGACGGTTCGTGCCGTGAACGCTGGCCGGATGGAGTTGTGGCGTCAGCAGATGGCGCTTGGGGAGATCCCGCCGGATGCTAAAAAGGTTTGGCGAACCGCTGCCGATGAACGCGTGTGCCCGATCTGCGCTCCGTTGGATGGTCGGGTTGTTGCGATGGTTGACAGGTTCACCGGTATCTCCGGTGTGTCGACAATTTCCCCGCCGATCCATACACGGTGCCGGTGCTGGCTGACCTTAGAGGTCTAGCTGGGGTCTACGCTGACGGGATGGTAGATAGAGTCCTCATCTTCGTGCCGATGCGTGCGGGTTCGATGGAAGTGAACCGCAAGAACATTCGCCGGGTCACAGGAGCCGACACACTCGCATCTACGTCGATCCGCCGTGCCAATGACTTAGGTGACTACCTCGGACAGTGGGGGCTGGAGTACGACGTTGTGATCTCCACTGACGACCCTGCCGTCGAGGGGTTGGCGCGCTCTCATGACGTGCGAGTGTTCCAACGTGATCCTGAGCTGGCAAACACGGGGGCAACTTTGCAGGACGCTGTCGCCGAGTTCGTCGAATCGTCCCATGTGACGTACGGGCTAATTGTGGTGTTGCAAGCCACGTCCCCGTGGCTCGAACTGGCGTATGTGCAAGAAGCGGTAACGACGGTCTTGATGGGAGATGCCGATTCGGCAACCACGATCACGCCAGCGAAACATTTGATGTGGAACGGATCAGGTGAACCGCTGTTCCAACGCCGGGTCAATCGCCAATTCGAGGAAGAGGCGATGTGGTCCGAAACGGGTGGTTGCCATGTGACACGCGGGTTCCCTCGGTTCGATGGGGCAGATCCTGAGGCTTGGATGATCTCGTCCGATCATGCGTTGATCCCGGTGAGCCCGCTGAGCGCTATGGACGTTGATTCAGCGACCGATCTGTTGCAGGTCCGTGCTGTAGGTGAACGATCCGAGATCCTATACCTCTGTTTGGGGGACACAGAGCAGTGGGGTGGGGGTCATATCCGACGTGCGCGTTTGATTGCAGAAGAACTGGAACTTCGACACGGCATCGAAGTGTTCTGCCCAGATATTGCTACGAACGAGTCGTATTCCCAACCGGAATTGTTGCGCCGTTGGCAACCCGATTCTGTGTTCGTGAATGTCGAAGAATACGACTTGGTGATGGTCGACATGCTGGAGGAAGGCCACGACTATTTGAATCGGGCCGTGTTGACGGGTGTGCCGTGTATCGCGTTCGAGACAGAGAACGCCGATTCTGAAGTGCTCACAATCAATGAACTGCTGCCAACCGGGTCAGGTCATTTGTGCGGGCCGGGGATGGCGACGATTGGGCCGGATTTCTACGGGTTCCCCGTCAGAGAACACAAAGGTCCACTATCGCGAATACTGGTCTGCTTGGGTGCCGCCGACGTGAACGAGTGGCAACAGGATCTGATGTTCCGGTTGATGGATGAATTACCAGAGGTGACGGTGGTCGGGGTGATGAACCCCGACATGATCGCCTACGAGCTGTGGCTCGCCGACATGGCCGTATTGGGGCACGGTCGCATGACCTTGGAGGCAGGATATTTGGGGACTCCGTTTGTGGCGTTGGATCAGAATGAGCGTGAGAGCGACCATGTTCTGCTGCCAGGTTGTGTGTACGTGCCGCCTGATGTTTCCGATAGTCATCGTTTGAGGGAGATCATGAAGGTAGCCTATGAGTTGAACGACCCCAAGTTGCGTAATGGGTTGTCGGCACGGTTGATGTCCCAGGTGGACGGCGGCGGGGTGCAGAAGATCTGTCAGATAGTCGACAGTATGGTTATTAAGTCTGGGAGGGACTGATGAATCGTTGTGATGAGTGTGGGGCGTTGTTGCATTCGCGGTGCAGCCGTGGTCCGTGTAGGTGTTCGTATTGTCGGGACCACCCGTGGGCGGATCGTCCGGTGCCGGTTTCGATGGCTGAGCGGACGGCTTTGTCGAGGAAACTCAACTTTGGCGGTTGACACACCGTCACGGGGGGTGGTACGATCTTTTCATGACACATGAACAGATACCTTCCATCGAAGAAATGCGACATATCGTCCGGTCCACAGAGATCGACGAGTTCGCCGCAGCAATGGGACATGGCCGCAAGCGGTTTCGGTCGCAGGCCGACTATGAGTACGACCGGGACATTGAGGACCGCGCCCGAGGGGAGCGGTACTGATGGCTACGCAACATTGGACCCCAGCATCTATCCGCGGAGCGATGGACGACCTTCACGAAGGTTTCCCCGTTCTCGTCGACTGGTGCCCCGGCACCGGTTCACGATACGAAATCGTGCTCACCCCGATCATTGCTGGTGGTCTTGACGGCGCAACACCGTCAGGGATCTCCCCAGAAGGGTTCCCTGTGTTGGTGTCCCTGTCGAACTACGGGAACTGCTACTGGTTCGATTTCGATTCCTCCGACTTCCATGACGGATATGTCGCCGAGAAACTGTGCAACGGGAACCTGGCCGACGGTGGTGCCGTCGCCGATTTCCTGACGACTCTGACATCTCGAACAGGAGAAATGAAGTGAGCAACGACTGCCCGGTGATCGGGTGCGAATGGCGGAACAGCTTCAAGGCATCGAGCGATGGCAGTCGGGAAGCAGCGCTCCACTATCACTTCAAGGCCCACGAGGGCACGCATCCTCGCGGCACCTGCAAAGCTTGCGGCACTCCGGTCCCTGGGGAGCCGAACAAATGGGGCAAGATCATCTCTGGGAATCCGGCCGAATTGTTCCCGCCGTTCTGTGAGTGGCATCAGTCGGAGATCACGTACGACGTGGATGACGAGGAGCCGACCGAGTGTGGGTGTGGTGAGACGCATCCCATGAACGAGGTCGCCTGGAACAAGTGGGCTGGTGGTGCGTACGGCTGGGCATACCAGACCAAGGTCTTCACGAAAGAAGCATGTCTCAAGAAAGCGATGGCATGAGATGGCCGGTGTGAAAGTCGCCAATCGCAAGACGGCCCGAGTGCTCAACGAAATCCGGTGTTTCGAGCCGATCCGTATCTCTGAGCGGCGCGTCATCGCTCCTGGCGATGTTGTGAAGATCAACGGGGAACGCGGCGAGTTCACGTTCCTGCATCGCGACATTCGTGATGGGTCGTTGACGTTCTGGGGTGGTGACAGGAACCCGCTCGGCCGTCGGGCGTTCCGGTCGTTCATGCCGGATCGCGTCAAGACGATCAGGAGAACGACGACATGACACAGTTAGGGTTGGACTATTCCAGCGCGATGAAAGACGCCGAGGATCGGTTTGATCGTATGGAGATGGAATCCCGTTTGTTTGATCCGGCGGCGTCAGCGCTGGACACCGCTGTGCCGGTTGTGCAACGCGACGGTCATGAGAACGCTGTTGCTGGTGCCGTGGCTGTGAAGATCACAGCGAAGAACAGTCGAGGCCAGTTGCTTCGATTCCTGAATACGGGCGGGGCGGGTGGCGAGAATGTGTTGGACGATGAGTGGGGCAGAAGTTTGGGTGGCCGTCATTGGGATCGCCGGATGCGTGAGCTGCGGCAGATGGGATGGCCGGTGGAAACGGTTCCTCTGGGATGGGGAATCGTTGGGTGGCGGTTGACGAGAGAACTCGACAGCGAGGAACGGAGGCAGTGTTATGAGTAAGGCAATCAAGTGTGACCGGTGCAAACAGTTTTCGGATTCGCCTCAACGGGCGTACGTCGATTTCGTAGCGGGGTCTGATGTGCAGATGGTCGGAGAGATGCTGCGTGCCGATCTGTGTCAGGCGTGCCGTCTCGATTTGATGGATTGGTTGGACGCTGAACCGAGACTTGATGACGCCGTCGGCTAAATCAGATATGTGGCAGAGGGA